AGAGAGTATGTATATTCAGATTTTTGCCAACAATGTTTAGATATGAAGGAAAAGATTAAACAATACGAAAATAAAATAAGCGTTTTGCAATCTCTCTTGACAAAACTAGACTGAGGGTTAAAATATATTCCACACGGGGCGTTCATCTAATGGTCTAAGATGTCACTCTTATAAGGTGAACAAGAAAGTTCGATTCTTTCACGCCCTATTTTTTAAAACTCTTAGTATCAATGAGGTATTATGTCAAAAAAAGAAAACACACAAATCAAAAATTTTATTATTGTATTAGTTTTGGCTGTATTGCTAGTATCAATATCATTTAATATTTTATATCTAAATAGTATTTATTTTTTGACCCATGAAGTCAATCAACTTAAAAATACTATGACTCCAGTATCAGCACAAGAATTTGACATAATGAAAAAAGAAATTAATAGACTATCTAATCAAAAATACGACAAATGATTTCTTATATTTTATCAAATAGACAATGGGTATTTAGGGTATCTTTTAAGCCTAGAAGATGTTATATTTCTGATAAAAATTTGTGGCTGCATTTAGCATATCGTGGACGTAAAAGAATTTGGAGTATTATAGATAATGGATATACGTTAAATGACGATATTTGGATCAGTAAAGAAGTTTATGAAAATTATATAGGGGGCGTAACGGTATCGACTGGATAAAGAAGATTATATTAGCAAGTAGTAGTTGATCTGGTGGCTACTTTAAAACCAGATTAAACGCTTAACTGGCGTAAATCAGTTAGCCCTTGCTGCTTAATAAATAGTAGCAACAATCTTAGGAAGCGATGCGGGGAGCGTCCAAAAGATTGTCGTAAAATCCTGCTGGATCAGAGTGGTCAACTTACTTTGATTGAGAATAATAGGTTGAAAAGTCTAATTAAAATTTTGTTCGTTAAAGTTTAATTAGTCTGATAAATAATGAAATAAACTTGTAGAAGATGTAATTAGAAATATCGCAGCAAATGGGTTCGACTCCCATCGCCTCCACTTAATATGAGTAGAAAAATTTGTACATATTGTGGTAAAAGAAAAAACAGAGGTAGTTTTCCTAAACATAAGCATTTTAAAGACAATTTAGATAGTCGTTGTAAAAAGTGTGTTAAAAAACATTCTAAAGTTAGAGTTAAGTTACATAAAAAAGCACCACCAAAACCAAGTGTGTGTGAGTGTTGTAAAAAAAATCCTATCAAATGGGCTTTAGATCACGATCATAATGATGATAGTTTTAGAGGATGGTTGTGTGATAAATGCAATACTGGTATCGGTAAATTAGGAGATAATTTAGCTGGAATTGTTAATGCTATGAATTATTTTCTTTCAAGGCCACAAATAAATGATCACAAAAATTAATCAGCACCTAGAAGAAAACCATATGACATATTGCGAACATCTAAAGTTTGCTATTTTTTACGGATTTGTTTGTTTGGTTGCTGGTTTATGTCTCATAGTTCATGCTATATTTCCTTGTTGGTTTCAAACTTCTGGAAGCGATCTGGTACAATATATGGCGATTGTGTTCAAGAAACGGCAAAGATTAGACGATACTTGACAAGAGGACTACCGTATGGTAAAATTGGGATAACACAGGAGAAATTAAAATGTCGTTTGAGCATCTTGGCGGTTTTGTTCGTGAACTTAGGGCGACGAGCAGCACTATTGATAAGGTTGATATTATTGAGGATTATACTTCTTCCAACGAAGAGGGATCTAATTTTATCAAAAAGATTCTCCTCTATACATATCATCCTACTTGGCAGTATTTTGTAACAAGCGATAATCTCAAGAAGAAAAACTCTCTAAGAGGAAAGTCTTATAAAAGTATTTTTGATTTGCTTGATGCTCTAAAGAACAGAGAAATTACGGGCCACGATGCTATTGGAGCCGTTAATACCTTTATTGATAGTCATGGATATGAAGAACTCATTCATTGCATTATTGACAAGGACTTGAAAACCCGTGCTGGCGACAAGTTGATTAATAAAGCCATTCCAGATCATATTCCAGAATTTAGTGTTGCTCTTGCTGATAAGTATGATCCTAATATTGTAGACTGGAAGGATGGTTGGTATGTTAGCCGAAAGATTGACGGCGCTAGATGTATCGGTATTGTTGATAGTAATGGTGACACTACCTTTTATTCCCGCACGGGAAAAATCTTTGATACTCTTGATGTCGTTAGGGGTGGTATTAAGGCTCTTAACATTACTAATGTAGTATTTGATGGAGAGCTTTGTCTGGTAGATGACGAAGGTAATGAAGATTTTCAGGGTATTATGAAGCAACTTAAAAAGAAGGATCATGCTATTCAGAATCCATCATACAAGATTTTTGATATGATTAGTCATGATGAGTTTTATAGCAAGAAGGGGTTGCAAAATAAGACTTATGAGCATCGTTATAATAATCTTTTAACAGTTATGAGAGAGAACTCTTGCGTTTGTCTGAGCGTATTGGCTCAAGAAAAGATTAAAGATGACGATCATTTCCAAGAGTGGGTTAAAAAAGCAGCAGATTATTGTTGGGAGGGAGTTATGCTACGGGCAGATGAACCGTATAAAGGTAAGCGTAGTAAAGACCTTCTGAAAGTTAAAAAGTTTTTTGACGATGAGTATGAAGTAGTTGATACCGAAATGGGTCCATTCAGATATGTTCTTAATGGAAAAGAGCATGAAGAAACTATGCTAAGTTGTGTAACCATTAAGCACAAAAATCATGATGTTAGAGTAGGGTCTGGTTTTACTATTGAGCAGCGTCAAGACTTTTATAAGCATCCAAAAAAGATTCTTGGGAAAATCATAACTGTCCAGTATTTTGCTGAGAGTAAAAATCAAGACGGGGGACTTAGTTTGCGTTTTCCGACTTTTAAGGTTTTACATGGGTCTGAGAGAACCGTTTAAAGAAACGAGTCTTGACAAGACGATACGATTAGTGTAGAATGGCAGCATACACTTTGGAATCAACTATTGGAGCAAATATGACTGAAGAAGTTCTTGAAAAAAAGCCGGTTGTAATGAATACCTCTAAGGCAGATGAGTTTTTTAAGACTTTCCCTAAAGATAAGGTAGTAGCTTATAAGGACTACTGGGATAGTGTGCGACCTAAGAATAATGATGATATTTTTCGCCGTTACCTCTTTGCCTATTGCAGCGTTCATACCACTTGGCAGGGAAATGTTAAGGGGTACAATGCTATCAAGAATTTTAATGAGTGGATTGATAGCAAGGAAATTTTGCTTGAGAAACTCCATAAGAGTGGCGTTGGACTGCACAACAATAGAACTAATTATATTTGGGATTTTAGTCAAAAGTTTTGGGCTAGTCCGAAAGATTTTTATCTAACCACTAAAAAGTATCATGTGAAGAAAAGAGATACTATTCTTGATAAGATTAGTGGTATTGGATTGGCTAAAATTAGCTTTGCTCTTGAAATGATTCATCCTAATGAAGCAAGGATTCTGTGTGGCGATATTCATCAGTTGAGGCTTTACGATGTTGAGGCTCTGAAATATAATAAAAGCAAGGTTGGGTCTGCTATTTATAAGAAAATGGAACGCCACTGGATGATTAATTGTGGCAAACTTAAAGTGCCGTCTTATATTGCACGATCTATTTACTGGGATAATCTTCAGAAAAAAGAGGATAGTCGATACTGGTCATTTGTGCTTGAGGATTAAATAATGAGTCAAAATGGCAAAGGTTCTAAGCCTAGACCCAAAAGTGTAGATCAACAAACGTGGACTAAAAATTACGATAGGATTTTTAAACATGGGAAGCGTGACAAATCTAAAAGAAAATAAGACTATTTTTATTCCTTGTGGTTGTAGGAATGAAATTTTAGTTATTGAATATGATCACGAAATTGAGGCTGCTGATTTTGCTATTTATGAAAATTTAACATCGTATAGATATAAGATGTCATTTTGGCAGAGTATAAGGTATTGTTATCAAGTTTTAGTATATAGAAAACCATATGCTGATCAGATATTCTTAGATAAGTCTCAATTAAAGGAAATGAAACAATTTCTAAATGAACTATCTTTTTAGGTGTATTTAAGGTAGTCACAAACTAGGGAGAGCTTATTATGATAATGAAGAACTATGTGGCCGATGAATTAAGCAACAAAGTTTATCATTTAAATTTGGCTCTTGAAAAAGCTAGAGATATTATTAAGTCTCTAGAAGAAGAGAATAAAATTCTCACAGACGCTTTTAATGGCTTGGCGTCTTTAAATAACAGTCAAAGTTGTGCTAGGGTTAAAGAGTCTATGGATGAACCAATATACTAAAAAAAGCAATTCTAGAACAGTAACACAAGTTAGTGACAATGAATATCTTATTGAAGGTGAAAGCGAATACGGCAGATTAGGCTTTGAAATAGATCCTTCTATATTAACCTATGCAGATTTTGAAGGCGGTCCATTTTTGCATATAGGTCATGATTTTTTTGGTAAGGGTAAAATTACAGAAATACAAACTATTGATAGTGGTAAAGATGGCTATATGATGATTAAGGTATCTCTGGAGAAAAATAATGAACCAATTACACAAAAGCAATAAAAATAGAGTGTTCTTAGGAGTTTGTGGAGGATTAGCCGAATCACTAGGGACGGATGTATCTTTACTTAGGATTGGATTTGTTTTAGGTTCTATTTTTACTGGTAGTGGATTGCTTTGGGTTTATCTGCTGTTGGCACTGGTGTTACCAACGCAGGAATAGGAACTCCTAAAAGGCAGCTATAGCCTTTTTCTAAAAGGGTTGAGTCTTGAATCACGATTCTACCATTTAAAAAAGGCTCACTCAAAATTTCTCACAAGAACGAAAATTTTTCAAGGTTGCCAGTTGAC